TAGATATACACCTTCAAATGTATATGATGTATCTTGCGTATCAATAAAAGGATACGTATCATCGTGAAGCTTTTCTACAATCTCAACTACATAACCTCTACGATTTTTGTATTTACCGCCTACTTTTAACTGCATTAGTTTTTCTCCACTAAGTCTAAATCATTGTCAAGGATTTCTTCATCGCATCTGCCATCAAGCATCCATCTTTCATCTACCCAATCACCGTAGTCATTGTCAAAATAAGCACCAAGGACTGGATATCCTGTTGGAGTTGAAGTGATTATTTGGCGTATTTCGACCTTAAAATTACATCGTGTTTTGTACTTCTTTTGAATTTCAATGTTCATAAGACCCCTTTGTTATTTAACATCTTACAAGCTATTTCAGCTGCTTCTGCGCTAAAGTGAGGCCCAACCCTTCCGTCATAAGTTCCTTTAGGGTCAGGCTTCCATACGCCTTGAATAGTACTGAAGCGTAATACATAGTTACCGCTGTTACCTAAAGACCAATCAGGTACAAAATCAGGACACAATTCATCTCGTAAGGCAATTAGTCTATCAAATATGCGCATTTCTTCAGTGTCTACTTTTTTCCTCCGAACATGCTCCCACCCTCCCCTTTCATCATCATCATTATAGGTAACATTGACATCATTTGATTGTTACCATTACTCATTGTACTAGACATTAACATCATTGGAATTAACCTGTCCATCTTGTCGTCACCATCCATCATGCCCATCATCATCATAGGCATTAAAGAGTTCTGAAAGCTGTTAGCACCCTCAGTAGGCAACATCGCCATAAATGATTTAAGAATCATAACACCGGACTCCATGCCTAACATTTGTACCTTAGGTGGTGTCCAGTTACTTCTAGTGCCATCTGGTTTTAACAAATCAAATGATTTAGAATTCTTCTTAACAATCCAGCCTAATGCATTACCTGTTGTTGCACTATAAACTAAATCACCCATCTCAATCATAGACACAGGTGTATTTTGTGCAAACGCAGGAATTGCCATGCCAAATTCATCCATAAGATTAATTACAATTTGTGGATCATTATGGTTGCCTTCAGCGTCTTTCTCACCTAAATCAAGAGATAAGATGCCTTCTTGTGTTTTAAAGCCAACTGTACCAGACATTAAGTCCCATACTGTATTGTCAACTTTTTTGAACATTCTGTCTGTAAATTTATTAAAGTTCATATTACACTCCATAGTATTAGCCCTAGTAAAGTTACTAGTAAAAATGCTTCAAATTCCGAGAAACCGTAAAGCATTGTCAGAACTACAAATATACCTGCACTTGCGTAAGTATACAAGAGTACTAAAAAGATAACCATAATTAGCTCCCGTGCGAATAGTACTTTCTGTCTTGACAAAACATTTTAACTTTCCTTAGCTTAGCTTGAGGATTAAAAGGGTGTGTACCATCGAGATTCCATTCGGATGTAATTATATGTAGGTATCCGTCACCATCCTCCCCCTCAAATTCACCAATCGCATGGTCTTCATTGATCTTTGTAATTGTAACTAAATAACCCATTTTCATCTGATAAATAGCTTCTTTAAGCTTTAACTTTGCCATAACTCACCCCGGTGGATTGCATTGATAACACATACAGTTTCTATTATAGCCATGTGGCCCTAGAATTCTGTCACCATCTTCTTCCCAATTAAGCTCTTCAGGCTCTGGGTCGTACTCACACTCTTGTTCATCAGTTAATATCACTTGATTCTCCCGAATACTTTAGCTACCCTTAAAGTTTCTTGAAGGGCGCTATTGTTTTGGCTAATAGACTTAGCAATTTTATCAACCATTGCAAAATAATCTCTTGTATCTTTTAAGTTAGCTTCTAAGGCCTCAATATGAGCAGCTGCTGCTTCTAATAAAACACCCATATCTCCTACATTGCCTGCGTTAGCTCTGAGTAAATCTGGAATATTACAACCTTCATCAACTAGTTCTTGATACATATTCATGTGTCCTCCTCATCCCATTCATCATCAAGTTCGTCTTCATCATTATCGATCCAGTCATCGTCATTAAAGTCCAATGGAACATAGTGTTCATCAAATTCTTTAAGTGTCCCTTTCCATTCACCTAGCCACTGTTCACGATGATCTTGTCGGAGTTGTTCTTTTTCTTCGTCACTTATTCTCATTTCAATACTCCTCCAATTAAAGCCTTTTTACGAAGTTCAATGTATCTTGCTCTTTGATATCTAAGCTCAGCACCCATCTCTTTAATTGTGTACCTAGCGTCTAATATCTCTAGTACAGCATGCCCTAAGATATTGTCAATATCAGCAGGCTGATCAAAGCCTAATAACTCTACTAATGCATCAAAATTATCACTCATGGTCTTACATCCATTACTTTAAGTTCAATTATATCATCTCTTAGGCTCATGATTACATGTTCCGCCAATACATTACCTACATAAATACCAGCTATTTCTACTGAGTCAATCTCCCCTGTCATACAATCAAGGATTACATCAAATGGTACATCACCATAATCTAATCTAATGGGAGCACCTTTGAATGCATTATAAGCTGTGTACTGAATCTGTAACAAATGATCAGGCACAGCATCACGTCTACATGCATTTCTGTACTTAGCATCTTCTAACGTTGTTGGGAAGAATTGAAACTTAACACTATAATCTTCTCTAAGTAGCTGCTGCATTAGAGGCTCTAACTTTTTATAGTTAAGATTAGTGTCTGCAAATATAACATTACTACCTTCAAGAAGAACAGCCTCAATAAGCTCTTCTCTACGTCTGTTACATGTAGCTTCCATTGTTTCAAAATCCCAATGATCCCACATATTATCTTCTGAGGGATCGTACTCTTTAACATTAAGAATAAGATGTGTACGCCTGATGACATCTCTATCAATTACACGCCATTCATCTTGATGCTGCCATGCCCAAGTTGACTTACCTGAACCACTAATACCTACTGTAAAGATTGCTTGTTTACTCATTTCATTAAATCCTCATACATGTTTCTAATCGCAAATACTGCAAATGCAAATATAATTATTGCTAATGAGCCTGCTATAACAACTAAACTAGCTTGCATTAGCCATTCCATAATACCTGTAAATTCTATCATTTTACCTCCAATAGTGATTCTAATGTATCTGCAGTGTCTTTGTCGTAACGACGTTCTACGTACTTTGGTTCAAACAAACTGTACTCACCCTTTTCATTAGTAATGACGGATGAATAAGTCACTTCAATGATAGCATAAATCCAGCCATCATAATTCTCATGGATCTCCCACGTTAATTCATTAGTAAGATTGCCTACGTTAACCACAAGCTGCCCATCTTCTGTACTACATTTAAGAGAACCAAATGTATCAGCATTCTCCCCTGTACCTGGATTAAAATCAATTACTCTTAATTCACAATGTAACTCCTTCTTGAACTTAACGATATCTTTACTAACACCGTTCTTCCAAACAGCTCTATAAGATTTTAGAACAGTGCCTTCTTTACCTTGTTTACTCAACTCTACAAAGTGATCTTCAGCTTCTTGTAGATTCATAACCATCTTAGAGGGAATTGCTTTAACATGTTTCCGATCATAATTGTTAATAGAGTTATATCTATCTACGTACATGGTATTGTCTATATTCTTTCTTATAGATGTTATAGGCACAATATCCCAATAATGAAATACGGGATACTCTCCGTTCTTGAATTCACCGCCTAGGTTAACACGCCTTAAGACACCATTACTAGTTTTACGCTCTAGGGGTACACCATTAACTTCTACAATCAATTCACCATGTGTTTGGTAACCTTCTTTAATTACCTTAAGGCCTTCTGCCTGTACTAGTAACTCTTTGTACGACTCAACGGGCATCTCTTGGTATTTACGACTTAGCATTGTAATAGCTGAGCCTTCCATTGTGATATTTACAAACAGGCCATCTGCTTTCTCTTGACTAAATGCAGGGAAATGGAACTCATCCATCTTTACATGCTTAGGTAAGCTGCATCTCATATATGCTGCTACAGGTATTAAGCCAGGGACAGCCTTGTTAATTGTCTTAGCATCAAAGCCTGCTCTAAGGTCTTTCTCTAGAATACCTCTCAACACTGCCTCAGAACCATTGTACAGCTGTCCCATTGTCTCTAATAAAGTCACAATTGCAAGCTTACCTGTCACATGTCGTTGACGTAATAAGTCAAGCAAACCCCATGTATCATAGTCAAATGATTTTAATAAACCAACCTTATGCGAAACATTAGGTACTTTACGTACACCAAATGTAAGGAAGGGGTTGTACGCATATGTAATAACCTTCTCAAACTCATAATCTTGTAGATAGAATTCTAACATTTCAATCTTAGCGTTTGTAGAAGGCTCTGCTGCAATGCCTCGTAAGCATTCGTATATTTCATCTGTGTTCATCTTACTCTCCGTTAAAAAGGGAAGACCGAAGTCCTCCCTATGATTAGTTCCAACAAATATATGTATTCTTTACAAAGAAGCCACCATAGAGTTTCATTTGTACATATCTATAAGTACGATATAATTCTCTTAGCTTTTTGCGTCTTTGGTGGCTATCGCCAGTTAATGTTACCTGTACTTCACCCGTGGCATGAGAGACATTCATCTTTATTGGTCCTTGCACCATTAGTAGTGCGAATATAATACAACGATTTAATACCTTCTAACTCAAATGCTTCTTGATGAATTTCAGAGATGTACTCTTCACTCTCATCGGCATCAAAGAAGAGGTTAATAGATTGACCTTGGTCAATATAAGGTTGTCTAGCTGCTGCTAGCTTTAAGATACTCTTCTGATTGATTTCAAATGCAGTTTTAAACACATCTTTCTCATGATCAGTTAACCATTCAACATGCTGTACAGAGCCATTGTTTCTGATGATATCTTTGAGAGTCTTTTGTACATCAAGTCCTTCTCTCTCAATCAGTTTCATTAGAGCAGGTGATGATCTTCTCATCTTACCGCCTGCAGTATTCTGTACAAACGCATTCTTATAGATAGGCTCAATACCTTGAGATGTACCACCAGCAATCAATGAACTAGAAAGATTAGGCGCAATAGCTATTCTATGTGTATTACGAATACCAAGGTCTAAACACCACTCAGGCTCGCCCCATGCTTTAGCCATCCAAATAGATGCCATTAGGGACGCAGAATTAAGATGCTTAAACATTTCTTGACTGATTAGATGAGCATCAAAGCTCTCAAATGGAATGCTATGGTCTTGTAAATAACTGTGAAAGCCTAGTAAGCCTAAGCCTAATGCTCTTGATTTTTCAGCAAAACGAGTGATACGCTCCATACCAGGCTTTGTCTTACCAATACGAATTTGATCTTCATTGACACAGTCTAAGAACACAGTAGCTGTAAACACAGCGTCTGTTCCTTTCCACTCATCATACTTAGAAGCATTCATTGATGAGAGTACACAAGAGAATGTATATTCTTCATCCCAGTGAATACCACTAAACAATGCAATCTCAGTACATAAATTAGAAGCGTTGACTTGTAAATCTCTACGTTTATAAGCATGTGGCGCTGCACGATTAACCTTGTCTTTAAAGAAGAAGTAACCTTTGCCTAGCAATCTAAGTTTCATTGCTTTTTGATAGCGTCTTAAAGCATCCTTGTCTCCTGCATTTAAACGACGAATAAAATCATCACTAATGATCCAACCGACATTAGCATCATCAGGAAAGTTAAGAATATGAGTTGCGAGTTCGTCAAAATCACCATGTTCAATCTCCAAATACCCTGCCCAAGCACCTCTACGTTGTGAGCCTTGAGAAATGTCTTGTGCTACTTTAACAAATCCCTTAAATACTGGTAACACACCTGAAGCAGATCCGGCCACACCAGAAATAGGGGCACCACGTTTACGAATATTACCAAGATAATTACTAGTACCATATCCTTGCTGCGAGAGGACTGCGGCTTCTTGTTGCTTGGCATAGAAGTCATATACTGAATCCTGGACTGTACCTCCGGAACATGATACGGGGCATCCGTTACCCGTACCCATATTGGCACACACAGGCGTAGAAGGAATAAGCCAACCTTTCCAGAGAAGTTCGAAGAATTTGGTTTCCCAAGTTGCTGGACTATCCGTGTAAGTACTCGCGTGCTTAGCAATACGAGTATAGATTGACAGTAAGTCTGGATATTTTTCACTAACATATTTTTCCTTAAGGAGTTGCCAGCTATTAGTAATAATCCAACTAGGGAGCTTACCTTCTTGCTGTAATCGTTTACGCTCAACGCTTAATTCGCGATAAATACTAGTCATTTTTCACCTTCCATATAAATTTAGATTCCGTCCAATTGCGCTTATAATCGTTACCCATGGCAATAAATGTATCATGCAAAGTACTAGATTCAATATCATCATAAAACCAGTCTGCTATTGGATTATAGGATGGTTCAAATAATGTTTTAGCACCTAGCCGTGTAAGGCATATATCAAGTCTACTTTGTACAAAATTATCTAGCATTAATGGTGTAATACCTTCGATTGCTCCAAACTCAAACATCTTTCGAATGATATCACGCTCATTTTCAGCTATAATCCAAGCAGTCACTTCTAGATCATTATATAAAGTGTCGAGGTTAATGTATTCATCAGGATCATTAAGTGCTTCATGAAGAGCTGTATTGAAGATCCAAGCTCCTGTTCGGGCATGTATATCTTCATCAATAGCACTGAAGTTAATACCAGCATTAATATTCTGAAACTTATTTTTACCATCTGAATTGAAATGCTTTAAGAATGCAAAAGATGAATAGAGTACTGCACCTTCAATCATGCTAAATATAGCAACTGAGGTTAGCTTCTCCATTGTGGTTTCATGCTTAGATACAACACGCTCCATCCACTCTAATCTGTCAGAAAGAATCGCATCTTCGTGGTAAGAGTTCATAAACTCATCAGTATTTAAACCTAAGAGTTCATTTATCTTAAAATAGAATGGAGCATGGATATTCAGCTCAGTCATAGCATGTACTGATGCTACTCGCTGTACATCTGGACGGGGAAAGAATCTAGGTATATAATCTCTCCAATAGTTGTTACCAACATGGATTTCGTAGTGTACAAAGATCTTTAATGTATTAACAATACCAAAGTATTCTGCTTCAGTACAGTTGGTTTTCAATTCGTGGATATCCTTCTCCACTTCAATCTCATGGGCAAACCATGCGATCTCTGCTTGCTTTATAGCAAACTCTATTGCAGCTGGATAGTCCACACCATAAGATTCTCTTGGTGTTAATATTTGTGCTGTCATTTATATTCCTAAACTATTGTTATAAACTCTTCCGCGCTAGCACGCAGACGCCCTGTTTCATGTACATAATCAACTCCAGGCACATTGCCTGTTAAGCCTGTAAATCTACTTTTTAGTACTCGCATGTTAATGTGATTACGAATTGACTCATCTTCATGCGACATGTCTCTTGAAAAGGCTACAATTTCCATCGATACTTGTTTAATAGAGCCTGAGCCTTTTATATCATCTAGAGAAGGTAACTGACCCTCTTCAAATGATTTCTTACCTGTAGGTGTCTTTCTTAAATGTGAGACTAAGCATAGCCACACAGGATACTTACTAACTAATCTTAATAAATCATTCATTGTTCTATCAATTGCTTCATTACCTTGAAGACCGTCAACACCCTCAGATACTAAGATTGTTATGTGATCAAGGATAATATAGTGGCAACCTGAGAGGCACATATACTCAAGCTTATCCATTAAAGATGTATCATCCATAGAACCCTGGTGATCTAATACCATAATTCTATCATCGCCAAACACACTCTCAAAGCCACACTTAAGGTCATCTACAGAGAGTTCTTCATTAGCTGGATTTCTACTGATAGCCATGCCAGCCAACTTACGAGCCGTTTCTGCAGGCGGCTCTTCTAACGCTACAATGCCTACCAGAGTATCTTGTGTAGATACTAAATGTAATGCAATCTCTCTAGTGATTGTAGATTTGCCTGAACCAGTGCCTGAAGTGAACAAAGTAATAGTATGCTCTCTCATACCCTTAAGCTTAGTATTAAGCGTATCTAGACAAGGAGGATAGGGTACAACAGGAATAGAGTTGTATTCTACCATTGCTTGCCAAAGCTCATCTCTACGCATAATACCTGATGGTACATACTTAGCTGCACTAAAGATGCATGACATTACCTCTGTACCGCCTTTTTCAAGAAGTAGCTGGTTGGCATCTTTTACTAGCATCTTAGTAAGCTTTACTTTATCCACACCAATAATCTTAATAGCCTTGTCAGTAGCTTCTCGGCCTGCGTCATCGTTGTCAAAGCATAGAATTACTTCATCAAAAGATCTTATCCATTCTCTATTCTCTAGCAAAGCTTTTGTGCCTGTAGCAGATGATATTGAAACAACTGGATAAATCTTTTTGTACTTTTCAAACGATGCTTGTGCAACAGACATGGCATCAATTTCACCCTCAGTAATAACAAGTCTTTTGCCATCACCGTTAAACTTATCTTGACCGAACAGTTTGTTTGTATTAGGGCCAACCCAAGTAAATGTCTTAGGCAATGCTCTCATTTTATAAGAGTCACCATACGGATAAAAATGACCATCAATTTCGCCATCTTCCCCAAATCTCATCTTAACACCAAAGTACTCTGTAACTTCTTTGGATATTTTTCTGTCTTTTATTGCAACAGATCGTAACGAACTAATATCCATATGAGATACTTTTTGTGTTACTTTTGTTGCTGGTACGCTACCTTTAAATTCTATTGCCATATCTGCATCCGCTTTAAAATGTGTATCGCATGAAAAACAATGACTCTGTCCGCTTGAATATATTTTTCTAGCGTCAGAAGATCCGCATTTGGGACAGCTGGTCTTACCAATCTCTCTCGAAGTCATTTGGAATATATCCCTTAGAAATAAGATTTAATCTTTCTACATGATGTGGTGCAACATCTTCTGTAACTTTCCACGTAATTTCTTCTATTCGCTTGTTGTATACATCTTCTCTGAATGGTGCTTTTAGTGTCACCAACGACCACGTTTCGGCCCAAGCGAGTCCACTTTTTGTTTTGTATTCCCCCAAGCAGATATAGAGAAATTCTTCTGCTGGTCGTTCTTTGAGGTGAGCCGCAATTGTTGAACTACTACTCTTGTATCTCTTCCAATCAGACTCTCGTCCGAAAGTAGCTTTACCAGTACTGAAGTAATTCTTCTTTCCAATATAGAATCTAAGAAGGACTTTATCATAGATAGCATAGATGAATCCCACATATGCCTTATCCTCTCTCATTTGTTTAAAATATCTCCAGTGTCCATTAGAAAATCTACTAATAGAGACTGGAGCCGTTGTTGGAACGACTCCTTCGAATTTCATTTAACCTAACAATTCCTTAGCCAGCGGCCATTCATCCAAGCTAAAGTAGTCTTCAGGCCATCTCCATAAATGTATGAGTTTGCCTGTAAGTGTAAGCTCTTCTGGCCATCTGTCGCCATACGCTTTAATATACTCATTTATGACTACTTCTTGAAAGGATTCTAGTGTTACACAGTCCTTTAAAGCCTTTGCAGACTTTACAGGCCCCATTTTCCAAATACCTGGAATACTATCAACTGCATCTCCCATTAGAAGTTGCTGATGATAAGACACCAAAGCTTCGTGTTCAGATACTTCACTTATTTGTTTAGTTTTCAAATGATAGTGCTTACCAGGAATCATCTTAAGATCTTTGTCTGTAGTACAAACAATAAATTCCTTACCTTCAGCTCTAAGCTCTTCTGCCCAGATACGTATGATATCATCACTTTCACAACCTTCAGAATCTATTGCCATTTCAAACGACAATGCTGTATCTTTGATGTAATCGGCATATTTCTTTATACCGCCAGAATTTCTCTTAGACTTATAGAATGCATCTACTGCGTGTCTAAAATTGTTCTTACCTCTAAGTACAATACGCGATTCTGTAGCAAATACATTTTCACTTACTTCAGAAAGTTCTCTACAAAAATTTCTAAAAATATCAGCTTTGTATTCAGCTTCTTCTTCAGGGGTATACGTTACCATACCTTCATCATCGAGGTTAACTATTGGATTCTGCTTTTCACGATTGTAACAAACAGAATAAGTTAAACCATCCGCATCGATAAGTGCTATCATTTTCTTAAAACTCCCATATCTTGTGACAAAATCATACGCATTTCTGTTTTGGCTATCTTATCTCTTATGTGAGATTTCATATCACAATTCAGTCTAATATTACATTCACTAGCTAGCATAATAAGAATAGCTTGTACGTCTGCTAACTCATTCTTTAGCTTTTGCTTGTTTGTGTGTTCGTATTCTTCATACTGATGCTCTAGCGTGAATCTAATACATTTAGAAGCCTCTTGTGCTGCTTCTGATAACTCTTCCATTAAACATACTAAAAGGTATTGCTCGTTGTTCATAACTCACCTATTTTCTGTAGAAACGTTTAGACAGTCTCTTGAGCCTAGCTCTAGTATCCATATCCATGCTCAATAAATCTCTTTGACCTGGTGTTGCACCTGGTGCTATTGTAAATTGAACTGGATTCAAAGGTACTCTCCGAGGAACTAATTGCTTTGAATCTATCTTCTTATTTATAGCTTCTCTTTGAGCTTTAGTGTATTCAGTTACAATACCTTGTTCAAGCTTCATACAGCCGCCCGAACAAAACATCTTCTCAATACCATCAAGTATAAAAGGTGCGCTATGAAATATTTTACCACAACAGTCGCATTCAAACACTAGTGCGTCTCCAGCCAAGTGTTGCCAAAGGAACCAGAGCCATCCATAATGGTGACTCCAAACAATTTAGGGCCTTCTTGGAAGGCTTTTATGCCTAACTCTACTGCTCTCTCCGCATGCTCTTCAGGTACCATAAATTGAAACTCGTCATGATACATAATCAAAGGTTGATAAGGAATCTCTTCTTCTTGTAAATATTGTTGTACTAGCATGCAGGCTGCACCACAAGTAATCTTTTCTGTAGCTTGTAGCTTGTACACTAACAACTTATGAAAAGAATCTACATACAATCGAGTATTCGCTAAGCTACCAATGTAGCCGTGTCCTGTTTTCTTTGTACTACCATACGTGGTCTCTAGCTCTGTCAAAAGCTCTTTAAAACCTGGGACTGCAGCAATAAAATCTTTTTTAACTTTATTACCTTTAGTATCATTCATTTCTCCATTAAACATATAGCTCCAAAGCTTGCCGCCTGAAGCGCCAAATAAGAATGCATACAATACCCGCTTAGCACAATTTCTTCTACGAATAGCAAGGTTCTCTTCTAGTGTATGCTTTTCATCTGCCTTAACGCCCTGCCCTATCCAGTACTCATTCCAATCAATGTAAAGACGTGTTCTTAAAATACGGTTGAGAGTATCTGCATTAAAAGTATGAACATCGCCATTTAAAAGAATATCTGTAAACTTATCATCTTTAAGGAAATGAGCTAAGCCTCTAGCTTGATTGCCAGCACTGTCACAGCCTACTATTTTCCAACCAGGAATACATTTGAACAGTGATCTCATTTGTTTCCCGTATGGAGCATCAGGGCTAGGGATATTAACAATAATACTATGACGTGAACGCATACTAGGGGTCCCGATAACCATACAGTCTCCATGAAGTCTATTATTGTCATCTACGTTCTCCAACCATGTTTTTACAATTGAGTGTCTAGCCTTCTCAGTCAAATAGTTACTATATAGTTTACCATCCCCGCCTAAAAACTCTAAACTATCTTCAGTAATCTTAGGCGTTGTCTTTTCACGCTTTAGATCTGCATTTAGCTTGTAGTTCCAGTCTGTTGGTTTCCAGCCATTCCTATATAGAAATATCTTTACATCAGCCACAGAGTTAAGGCTCAATGGTACAATTTCAAACTTACAGTACTCTCCAACTACTAGACGATCGTCAGGATCTACTCCGCTCCATTGGTCAATATTAAACCAACGGGCAAGATGTATATCATATCTGCCATCTTTTAGGAACTTAGGCTTACGTCCAAAGTCAACAGGGTCGCTAGCCTTCTTATCGCAAGCTACAGTTTTGACACCAAGCTTTTTGTTAAGGATCCCGTAAGTAATATTCATCTTTGTTTCAAGCTCATCGTAAAGCTCATAAGCTTTATCTACATCAAATGGCCAGCCGTGCAAACTAGCATCAGCGCACCACTTAGCAACCGCATGCTCTACCTTAATGTACTCTCTTGTTAATTTAAACTTTTCAGGAAATCTATCAATGCCCCTGTCTAGTTCATCTTTCAATGCCATTAAAATTTTAGTATTAACTTCAACGTCATTTTCACAATAGAGAGCCATTGTTTCTGAGTACTTAGACCAATCCTCAAATTCTTGTTTAGGCGCATTTAAATATTCGCCCCATACCTTAAGAGAATGTCCTTTATCGCCAAATCTCTTATAGTCAAGTATTTGTGAAAGAATTAAAGTATCTACAGCTTTTACATACGTTGGCAGTTTATAGCCAAACAACTTTTCAAGAACAGGTAAGTCGTAATTTATAATGTTATGACCAACGACTTGATTAGCATTATTAAACAACTCTTGCCAACCAAGATCACCTTCTAAGAACCTTGTACGTTTACCCGTCTTAAGATCTTTAACAACCATAATCCACATTCGTGTAACGTCTTTCAGCAATCCATCCGATTCTATGTCGAATACATAATTCATAGTAAGTCTCGATTAAAAGGCGCTCCGCTTATGCGAAACGCCCTTTTGTTGTTAAATTGAAGATATAATACCTTCGACCTCATCTACCATGATTGGCCTATCTGCTACTTTATAAGCAATCAGATAGTTTAAATACCATCGTGCTTTAAGCAATTCTTGTATAACATCATCCTTTTGCCCATTGCGATCAAGATACTTTCTAATTTGCATTTCTACAGCACCAGAAAATATTTTAGGATCTTTAAGCGTAGGGATACGGCTCATAGTGTCAATCCATTGGAGTTCCTCTACGTAGCCCTTGTAATGCTTTGGATCCACTGCAGTGGCA